GTGCTGGCTCGGGAAAAAGATCATCAGCAACTAAGAGAAGTCCCCGAAGAACTCCAGACAAAATACCATTTTAAAAACTTAAAGAGGGCATAAAGTGAGTAAAACAAAAGTAGACGTTAAAAAAAAGCTACTTGTGCAAGAGCTTCAAAACACTCTGGGAAACGTTACAGCAGCTTGTCAGAATTTAAGTATTCCAAGAAGTACTTTTTATAAAATGATCAAAGATGAAGACTTTAAAATTATGGTTGATGAAATTCAGGAAATGTCACTCGATTTCGCTGAGGGCAAACTAATGCAACTCATTGATGCGATGAATCCAGTAGCAATTTTATTTTACCTGAAAACTAAAGGTAGAAAGCGTGGATATGTTGAGCGTCAAGAAGTTGAACATTCAGGTGAAATTAAGACAACCGCAATCACTATAAAAACAAAAGATGATTAATGAGCAAGACCGCTGAGTTTGAGATTTCACCAGCTTTTCTTTACTTATGGAACTCGGAGCAGCCAAGATACGAAGTTTTAAAAGGTGGTGCCGGTTCAGGTAAATCATACCACCTTGCTATGAGGTTGATCACGGATGCAGCCAGTATTGAAGGTTGCAATGTATTAGTAGTCAGAAAGATTGAAAAGACGCTCAAAAATAGCTGTTTTAGCTTATTCAAGCAAATTATTAATGCTCACGACATGACCGATGATTTTAAGATAACTAAACAACCTATGGAGATCAGGCATATTGGAACAGGCAACCAGATCATATTTGCCGGGCTTGATGATCCTGAAAAGATCAAATCTATTACAGCCGAAAAAGGTAATGTGGAAAAAGTCTGGATGGAAGAAGCGAGTGAGTTTGACCAAGGGGATCTTGATCAGCTATCAACCAGACTTCGTGGTATAAGTAAGATAAAAAAGCAGGTGTTTATATCATTCAATCCTATATCTGAAGAACACTGGCTCAAGTCTGCATTTTTTGATTTTCCTACTCAGTATCAGGATGTGAGAACGTCTGATACTACCTATAAAGATAATAAGTTTCTTGATGAAGATTATAAAAAACACCTTGAGAGCTACGCAGCAAGTAATATCTATTTCTTTGCAGTTTACTGTAAAGGCGAATGGGGAAGTATTGATGATAATGACACTATTGTGCCTTATCATCTTGCGCACAAGGCAAGGATGCGGAAAGACGCTGAAGAGTTCGGTCCATTATATTTGGGTCTCGACGTTGCAAGGTATGGAGATGACTCAACTGTTTGTTATGTCAGACGTGGAAATAAAATACTAGGTAAGAGAAAGTTACAAGGCAAGTCTAGTCTGCCGGTTGCTGAAATGGTTGTGAGGTTGTTATCTCTCCATAGAAAAAACTCCAGAGATCAGATAATTGTCAATGTTGATGCTACAGGTCTGGGGTCTGGAGCAGTTGACATGCTTAATTTATTAACACAAAAGATACCTGGGGTTGAGGTTAGAGAAATCTATTTTGGTGGTAAGGCGACACAATCAGATAGGTATAAAAATGCGGTTACTGAGATGTATTTTAATATTCGAGATAATATAGAAATGATTTCTTTACTTGAAAATGATAGCGAGTTATTGCCTGAATTATGCAAGAGAAAATACAGTGTTGATCAGAGATCACAGGGAGTTTTCCAAATAGAAAAGAAAGACGACTTTAAAAAGAGAGTTGGAAAGAGTCCCGATAATGCTGATGCACTAGTTCTTGCTTTTTATGAAGAAAATCAGCATAATAGAGATGTGAAAAAGAAAAACAGATATAAGGGGTTACAAAATGCAGGCTAAAACAGCGCTGAGATGGACGAAACAAAAGCTTGATATTTTCGTTAACATTCTCACAAATACAGGTAACGGCAAGCGAGAGAATACGTCATTTTATTCTAATTGCTGGATATTCCCAGAAGCTATGCTAACAGAGATGTATGCAACAGACTGGGTAAGTAGAAAAATCATAAACATGCCAGTAAATGATGCAATCACGGATACTATCGAGATTGCAAGCGAAAACGAGATTGAGCGTATGACAGATGAAATAGACCGACTTAAGGTTATGAACGCTGTTAAGGAAGCGAAGACACTTGCCAGACTTTATGGTGGGGCAGCTATCATTATTGTTGAAAAAACTGCTTTCACCGAAAAAGAAATCAAGCAAGCATCAGAAATTATTTCTCTAAATGTTGTAGATGGGTATGAATTAGCACCATCCAGCTATGATGAAGATCCAACATCTGAGCGATACGGTCAAGTTGATGTCTGGGAGTACACGCCAAACATGAAGGGATTTTCAGCGGAACAAGGCCAATTACTACACTATAGCCGGGTTATTCCGTTCTTTGGTGATTATATACCAAAGAGAGCAAACAGAAGCGGTGCAGATCTATCATATCCGTGGTGTCAGTCTGTTTTACAATCATGCTGGGAAGCGATACGAGACTACAAGGTTATTGATGATGCAGTGGTCGAGCTTGCTCAGGCTATAGGAATAAAAACGCTGAGCATTGATGGTATTATAGAACTGCTTCAGAGTGAAGATGGTAAAGCGTTATTAGAGACAAGGGCCGGACTTGTTAACAACAAATTATCGGCACATAGGACACTATTAATAGACTCAAATGAAAGACTTGATTTCTATTCACCGAATTTATCGAATATCGAAAAGATCATAAATCATGGTGTTGATCAGTTGTGTGGATCAATCAACATGCCGAGACAGAGATTTTTTACACAGCAGCTTGGCACACTCGCAGGGGCAGAAGAGACAACGAAAGCTTATTATGATATGTTGCACGATATAAGGAATGATATTAAGCCGCTTATAGATTCTATCTTGTGGAGAATTGCCGCATATACAGGCGTTAGCAAGTTCCAGTGGAAGCTTGAAGACCTCAGTAAGCCTGATGAGAAAACAGAGGCAGAGACACGCAAAATACAATCTGAAGTTGATACAGCATATTACAATATAGGAGTGTTGAGTCCTGAAGAGATCAGGAACAGCAGGTTCGAAGGTGGATATAGTTCAGACACCGAAATTGACAATACAGCAGATTTAGAGCCAATTGTGGGAACGACTGAAGAGGATATGTAATGCCTATTAATTATGGTGTTGATAAAGCAGGCTATTTTGTAAAGTCTGATAATAACAGAAAGTTTTATTATGATAAATATGATGAGTTTGAACGTGAGCAAGCAATAGTTAATGCATTAAGAAAGCCTAAGATCATCAAGCTAGATACTAAAAATGAACCTGCAAACATAATTGGCAAGGCCATAAAAGAACAGCTAAAGGCGCAAGGTATAACTAAGCAGTCAAAGGGCAAGCAATATCGCGTTAAATATCCGCACCAAATTGAGAGACAGTATAGGACTGCTTTAGTTCGCTACATATCTCCATTATTTGCACTCACAAAAAAATATATATACCCGGAGATTACCCGTATAAAAAATCAATTTTTATCTGAAGCCGGTAGAATTGACAGTTATTCAGACGAAATTAGTGATGTAGTTGGTGGGATTGAGCTTAGATGGTCGAAACTTGTTTCTGACAATCCATCAAAGCAGCTTGTCTTGCCATTTGCTACAGCAACAGAGTTGCAATCAAAAAATGAATTTAATAAAGAAGCAAAGTCTCTTTTAGGGATCAATCCTATTATGAGTAAAACGTGGCTGCCAGGTTTGCGTAATTCGTGGGTAACTGCTAATGTTGGTTTAATAACAAGCATTTCTAGTCAATACTTCACACAGATTGAAGGTATTATTAGGCGTGGAGTTGAATCAGGCACCAGCACAAAAAAGATTCAAAAAGAGCTACAGAATAGATTCGGTGTTACACGAAACAGAGCGCGTTTAATTGCACGTGATCAGATAGGGAAATACTATGGCAGTATGCACAAAGAAAGAAGTGTTGACCTTGGTATAACTCATTTTAGATGGATAACGGCAGGTGATGAAAGGGTTAGAACTGAGCATCGTTTATTAGATAGGAGAAGATTTTCTTGGAAAATGGGCGCTGATGGTCTCTATCCTGGCCTTGACATACAATGTCGATGTATTGCTGAAAATGATTATTCAGTATTCTTTGAAGATTAAATATTAATATAGTATCAACTCATATCTGTTGTAGAATAGTGTTCTGATCTCTGTACCATTCAATAAATTTAT